CTGCAACAGGATTAACAAGAGTCGCTGCACCCGTCACTACCAACTTACCAAAGGATATACCTTGATCAAAAGAATCAGGTTGTCCCTGGATTCGTTGTCGCAAACGGCGCAGCAATTCCAATCTCTCAAATGCAGCTTGATAAAGGTCTTCAAGCCGATTTGGATGAAGATGTTTTACTTGAGCTACGAGAGCCCTGGATTCTGCAAAGGTCAGTATCGGAACGTTCAGAGCCTCAAACGCTTCACCTGCCAAGGTGATAATGCGATTGAATTCTCTTTCAGGGTTTGGACCAAGTCTGGCATAAAACCAGGCATGATACTTACCCAGCCGCTCTTCTAAAGAATCCTTGCTAAACACCAGGGATTCTAACCCTTTCAAACCCTCCCTAGAGTCTGGAATATCTTCTTTCTTATTGTCAGCAGGCGCTCCCATTATAAAAGGCATCGGTGATCCCACCGGCCTTTTGAGCGCCTCCTGCTTCGCTCGAAGTATGAGGTCGTCGAACTTAACTTGTTGGTTGGCTAGACCAGCAAATTTCGTTACGTCGATACCTCGTAATTCTTGCGGAGATAAGAAACGGTATATCCTTTCACTAAACAGAGACAGGAAACCTGCTCTGAGAGACCGAACTCTTCGTCGGCCCCAGCGCAAGCGTTCCGAGATTTTCACTCGGGATGCTTGACCAAACCCCCCTAAATCCTTGGGAAGGACCAGGAGAGCTTCGGCATAAGGATATACCCGAGGGTCACAGAGTGGAATCTTACCAATCTTCTGGTTTATATGGTCAACCTTGACCATACCTCTATCAAGGTATTGAGAAATTACCGAGAGAGAGGAGATTGTGACATTCCTCCATTTTATTGGAGTCACATCATAACCCTTCCAGAAGACTTTGCCAGCGAATTCTCCCAGGGTAGAAGAATGAAAACTTTTATTCTTCGAAACCGGGACATGGAGTCTTTCTAGGACTTCCATGTATTCCTTAGCCAATAGAGTGTTAGTTATAGAGACATCGTCTCCTAATACTCTAAAGGACTGGTCAGGGTCAAGATTCAACTTCCGAGCCAATGAATGTAAGAGGACATTATGTGTTAGGGCAAATAATGGAAAAGATGGATACAATCCCATCGGTTGCCCTTTACCATAAGTGTATACCTGGTTACTATCCTGCATGGGGTGTTTAAACCCAACTTTGCAGATTAGGTCCAGGGACCACTCAGGTAGTCCACATAATCCTCCAACATAACGTTGGAGTTCTATCGGAAAATTATCCGTGGCCGCGGAAAGATCAATACTATGTATGGTCTCACCACGTTTCAGGAATTCCCGAACAAAGTCCCTTCCATTATCTTGATTGAAGGTA